TTTGCATTCTCGAAAACTCTGTTCTGCTCATAACCTTGTATATATGTGATGGCTGCATCGACAAACTGGTTGTCTGTTGTTGCATCTCGTTTGACCATGTTGTCCACCGCAATGTGGTCATGCGAGAGTTGTTCCGTGTCAACACCAATCGGCTCTTCATCGCGAAGCACGTAACCCCAGAAATCTGAGACCACCGCCCACATAGAATTGAAATACTGTTCGTTGTATTCGACATAGGTAGATTCCCATTTACTGTTACCAAAGATGACAGACAGGTAAGTACCCTCTGCTTTTGCTAGATGCGCGTAGAGTTGTATCTGCGGCATATACAGTTTAATGACATCTTCCATTTTGTTGAAAGCATTTGTATGCTTTGCCTCAACAATAGCTTTATTCCACTGAGCATCGACAGTACCTCTTACTGGAACTGAGCCAATAGTTTGCTCATACTCATACTGATGCTTAGAAAGGATACACTTTCTTTGTTGCTCGAACCAACTAAGGTTGAAGTCTTCAGTACAAATACCAAGCTGCACAGCAATGTTTGTTGTTAAATCTTCTGGTAATTCTCTACCAGTTTTGATCTGCCATAATTCTAACCAGTGGCCTTGCATAATCTTTACACAGTCCGAGCCACCTATGAAACCTTTGCGGTTCATGTTGTTCTCCTTTATTTATAATGGTTAGCTTACTGCAATAGTGCAGTATGGTCAACCAATATTTAAACTGCCGTTAGGTTTGTTATACTTTTCAAAGTCTGATGGTTTGCAGTAGCCAAGCTTGATAAGCTGTTCTTTCAGCTTACCTTTGAGCCAGTCTTCACCAACACGCTCACCGTTGACAATGCGGTTGGCATTGATTCGATAGCCATCGACTTGATAGCTGGACTTCTTGTATTCTTTGAGAGCTGACACTGAGCTGTTTGCTTTGGCAATGTGGGCATCCCAGACATTTGCTTGGACTGCTTTATGCGTAAGATTCTTCATGGTGTTCTCCTTGTATTTCTACTCTTTTCATTTTCTTAATTTTAAAGAAGCCATCATACTGTGGATGCAGGTGCATAAAGTATCTGGCATACAGAGCAATGTAGTCATTGCTTATTTTGAAATCATCACCCGTTGTTTCAATGCTGGTTTCCCATCTAATTCTATTGACGACAAGCCATGCGCTTAATCTTTTGTGGCCCTTGTTAATTGCTCTGAAAGTAAACTCTTCGAACAATCTAAATACATGTGGGTTTTGCTTGTGCCACTCCCACCACTTTTGTTTAAGGTTCATCTTTGTTCTCCATTAATTTTATAAATCTGTCACCACTCATGATGACTATTGTTTGCGGTTGTCCAGTCCGCCTTTTATAGAAAGCAATGTCTCTGCCTTCTAATACTTTGAATGGGCTAGGGAAGTTAGACTTATCTCTGTACTTTACTTCTCCCACCAGTTCTTCTCCGTTGAGTTCGAGTTTGATGTCGCCTGAATACTCGCCTCCCAAACTTCCTGAGAGGGGCTGCCTCTTCGCTTTGATCCCTGCTTCTTTGAGCCATTTGACAAACCACTTCTCATGGTATGTTCCTTTGTTTTTGTTACGGTTTGCCATTTGTCTTCCTCATAACAGTTTAGGCATACATACCAGTGCTTCTGCATAGTATGTCCTGAGTTATTTTTTAGGATGGCAACATACCAGTGTGTTTTAGTCTGACACGCTATACATATTGTCGCTCTTCCTTTTCGTGACCTCGATGTCATAACCTAAAGCATCCAACCAACAAATTAACATGAACCCAGATGGAATACGCTTATGCGCTTCCCACTTGTGAATGAGTGAAGAAGTGCAACCAATCTTATGAGCTAATGACTCTTGGCTTAAACCTCGCTCGAATCGAGCTTCTATTAACAGGCTTATTAGCTTCTCGTAGTCTCTTGGTATGCTCACTGGCTTTTTGTATCGAGTCAAGTTCTTCGATGACATTGATGACTTTCACAGCTGTATCATATCTGAGTTCTGTATTGCCATTGATTGTTCTGTAGTATGTTGAGGTAGGAATCTCAGCACGTTTAAAACATTTGAGCAAGGAGACATCAGCCTCCTTTGCTCGATCTTGCAAATAGTTTAGATATGACTTCATACTGCACTTATGCAGAAAAATCATCGTACTCGTCAATAGGCATTGCTCCGAAGCCATCACATTCATAGCAGTCATCCCAAACAGAATCTATGTATCCAACATCTCTACCAAAGTTGTGAGGGACAGGCTTATCATATTCGATACGCCCTTCGCCCTCACATACTTCACAAACTTTAATAGGGGATTTCATCGTTAAAGTTTTCCTTGCCTAAGTTGTAGTTTTCTTCCCATGCTCGTTCAGCACGTTCTACAAACTTATCATAGTTGAAGTTTGGATTCGTAGCTTTCAGTTCATCAGCAACATACTTGATTGCTGTTGCCCAGCTAAGATGCGGAGCAATCTTATCTGCGATAAACTCATAGTCTCTGCGTGTAAATCTAGGTGTTGATCTTGGCATTATAAGCCCTCCCTTAGTGATACTCCATAAATGTCTACTCTATAATTATTTAACTTATTACTAAGAATATCCATTAAGCAGTCTTCTAATTCTATTTCTTGATTTGTTTGTAAATTTCCTTCTGATACTTCTTTGAATAGTTCTACTATTGTTTTTCGTATCATAAATTTCAAATCTGTTTCATCGATGTCCATTAGTCCATCCTTGTTACATAATGTGTTTGACCAGTAGTAATGCTTGGTCTTTGTAGTGGTATGCCCATGATTGAATATGGGTAGAAATAAACTGTACCCTCTTCAACTTCCCATGTCATAA